GAAACTGACGGCGGCGCGGCTGCAGGGGATCGCTTGGCCGAAGCTTTAGAGGGGGTCGAAGAGGGCGCGGGAGGTGGAGGGGGCGGCGGTGCCGCCGGTGCAGTTAAAGAAATAAAGCCAGCGCTTGACGATGTTTCCAGCGGCTTCGACACATTCAAATCATCGGTGGCATCCGCCTTTGAGGGACTAATCACCGGCGCATCGTCATTCAAGGATGCACTTGGAAGCGTCCTTAACAGCCTCGCCAACGTCTTTGCGCAAGCCGCCTCATCCGCGCTATTCGGCCCGAACTTGCTGGGCGGTATCATCCCCGGCTTTGCCAACGGCACCAACAACGCGCCCGGCGGCATGGCCTTGGTCGGGGAGCGCGGCCCAGAGCTGGTCAACCTGCCTCGCGGATCTCAGGTTCGAACTGCCTCGGACACGTCTCGCATGATGGGCGGCGTAGGCGGCAATGCTACGCTGACCATCGTCGCGCCCGAGGGGTTCAGCGCCCAACAGGAGGGGCAAATCCAAGGCATTGCCGTACGAGTGACCAGCCAGGGCCTTAGCGCTTATGACCGCATGACCCTGCCGAGCAGCGTAAACCGAGTCATTAAAGATCCACGGAGGCTTGGCTAATGGCATTGTCCTATCCCCTCTCTCTCGCCGCGTTTCAGGACAAAGCCAAGATCACTGTCGCGGAATTTGTGCTGAACAACCCCCGCCAAATCAGCCGAACCGCTGGCGGATCGCAGCTTTCAGCATCCATGGGTTCGTCGGTCTGGCGAGGATCGTTTGAAACTGCTCCATCAAATGTCAGGTCCGAAGCTGCAGCGCTCGACGCGCTTCTATCGGTGCTAGATCGGGCAGGTTCTAGCTTCTTGGTCTATGACCCGTCCAAGCCGTACCCCGCTGATGATCCGACAGGGGCCACGACTGGCGGGGCATCAATCACTATACGATCGCTCGACAGCAGTGATGCCCGCGTAATGGCCCTGAATGGCCTGCCAAATGGTTTCAGCCTGCGCGCGGGTGATCTGATCGGCTGGACGTATGGCAGCAGCCCGACGCGGTATGCGCTGCACCGGCTGGTAGAGGATGCGTCCGGCACTGACACGTTCGAAGTCACCCCGTTTATTCAGCCCGGCGCAAGCGCTGGTGCGGCGGTCACATTGATAAACCCGGTGATGAAAGCGGTGCTTGAGCCGGCCCCCGGCTACGGCTCCCACCGGGCAGTCATATCCAGCGGCAAGCAATTCTCATTTGTCCAGACTTTGAGGTAATCCATGCGTGATTATGGAACAGCCGTCGCGAACCATCTTGCGGCGACCGCAGGCGTGCAAATCCGGCACCTTGTCTGGATCGTAGCCAAGAACCGCAGCGACGGCAGCGACGAAACCTTGGGCCTATGGAATGGCCTAGACGTGCGCAGCTTTACGGTTGGCGGCGCTTCCAGGTCTTACACTGGCGCGGGCGCACTGCTGGAAGTCTCGCCGATCACTGGTGAGGTTGGGCTGCAGGTGCGAATGCAGCAGCTTGGCTTGTCTGGGCTGTCACCGGAGGTCGTGCAGCTTATCCATGGGTATGACGCACGCCTCGCCCCGATTGAGGTTCATCGCGTTTTCTTTGACCCAATCAAGGGCAAGACCATCGGCAACCCGGTGCGTGTGCTGAAAGGCTGGATTGATGAAATGCCCGTGCCAACACCAGCCGAGGGCGGCACGGCAAATGTAAACATCACTGTGGCGTCTGCCAGCCGCGCGCTTACCCAAACCCTGACAGTCAACAAATCAGACGAGGCGCAGCGGCGGATAAGCGCGACAGATCGGGGCCGCGAGTATGCCTCCATATCAGGCGCCGTTGGCGTGTTTTGGAATGTCAAAAACTCGCGTTCAGTTCCGCCGCCCACCACAGTCGCGCCTGCTGAACCAGTAGGGGATCCTGGCACAGATCCGGGCCGAGGAGGTGGGCGATGATGACTTTGACCCGCACAGAACAGCTCAACGATTATCTCAACCAAACGCGCGCGCTGCGGTTCAAGGCAGGCAGGCACGACTGCGGCCTGTTCGTTGCCGGTTGGGTGCAGATCATCACGGGTATCGACCACGGCGAGCAGTGGCGCGGCCATTACACCAGCTTGCGCAAAGGCTATGCAATGCTCAAGGCATCTGGCTTTGAAACGCATGTGGACCTGGCCGCATCCGTGCTGGATGAGGTCCACCCCGCTTTTGCCCAGACCGGCGATATTGCGGCTATCGGCGACAGGTCAATAGGCATTTTCGCTGCTGATCGCGTGTTTGTTCTAAGGACCGATGGTCTGGGCCATGTGTCACGCCTGCGTGCGGAAAGGGGCTTTACGGTATGAAGCTGTTTCTTGCGATTTTGATTGGCGTTCTGATCGCGCCAGGACAGGCCCATGCCGAGCCAATATCGTTTGCAATCTCCGTTGGCCTTGCGGCAAGCTCGGCCGGCGCAGGTTTTTTTGCTGCGGTAGCGGCGGGGTTTGGCACGCTTGGCGCCGTTGCGACCTTCGTCACAAACCTAGTTCTCAGCGCGACCTTGTCCCTTGTCGGCCAGCTATTGTCCCAAAAGCCAAAGGGCATCAAGCCCGGCGGCATCCAGACTGAGCAGACAACGGCAGGCGATACAACCCCTCAGAAGTTCATTGTCGGCACCTACGCGTGCGAGGGGCACGCGGTCGCGCCTGCATATTCTCGCGAACCAGAAAACAGAATTCTGACCTATATCTTGGAGGTATCAAACCTGCCAGTTGAGGGATTGACCGACCGTGTAATTATCGACGGCCAATATACCGATCTGACTGCGGGCTCGGATGATCCGTCGCGGCTTGATTTCGCGGATTTTGGGACTGACCCGGCTGGGAACCCGCGCGGCTGGCTCTGGTTTCAGGACGGGACTCAGACTACGGCGCTGGGTGCTCTGGTCGCAAACTACAGCAGCCACCCTGATCGGCCGTGGACCACGAACCACATCCTCGCAGGCACTGCTTACGCGGTTCTAGAGTTTCCATTTGACCGTGAGTTTTACAGCGGCCTGCCTTCTGTTCGCTTCGAGGTTCAAGGCATCAAACTTTACGATCCGCGCAAGGACACAAGCGTCGGCGGATCTGGGACGCACCGCTTTGCCACCCCGTCGACTTGGGAATACAGCGCCAACCCGCAGGTGATTAACTATAATATCTTGCGCGGCATCACGCTGTCCACGGGCGACATATATGGCGGGCAAGTGCCGGCCGCAGACCTCCCGCTGGATAACTGGTTTGCGGCAATGAACGCCTGCGACACCTTGATCGACGGACGCAAGCAATACGTCGCCGGGTTTGAGATCAACACCGGCACCATGGAGCCGATGGAAGTCATAGAGGAAATGAACAGGTCGAGCTTTGCACAGATTAGCGAGTTTGGCGGTGTGTTTCGGGTGCGCGTAGGGGCGCCTGCATCAGCGGTAATGACGCTGACTGACGATGACTTTATGATCACTGAGCCGTCAAATTACGATCCGTTCCCCGGATTGGCACAGACGTTCAACGCCATCACCGGCACCTATGTTGAGCCTGCTGATGTTTGGGAGGGGCGCAGTACCGACGCCATTCTGAATTCCGCATGGGAAGCAGCAGACGGCGACCGCCGCTTGACGGTCAATGTGGGGCTGCCTGCGGTCAGCAGTAAGAGCCAGGCGCAGCAACTCCTGACCGCGTACATCAAAGACCAGCGCCGGTTCCGTGTTCACAAGATGGTGCTGCCGCCCTCGTTTGCTCTTCTGGAGCCGCTCGACAGCGTGTCTTGGACAAGCGCAGTCAACGGCTACACTGACAAGATATTTGAAATCATGTCGGTTGAAGACCGGCCCAACACGCTCAATCAATTCGTCACTGTCAGGGAGCGTGAGGCGGGTGACGTGGCTTGGGATGCGGATGATGAGGTAGCATCACCAAGCGCCACCAATGCCCTTACAGCGCCATCTGATGTGGTCCCCACGCTGACGGCTACAGCCTTCAACATTAAAGATGGCGACGCCGCTGATCGGCGCCCCGGCATCAAGCTGGCGTGGGAGGCGACGGCTGGGGCATCTGCTGAGTTTGTGCGGTACGAGATCCGCTTAGATGGCGATTCTGGCATTGTCACCTCTGGCACGGTAGCGACGGCGGATGGGCAAACGGTCACTATGGATGGCCTCGTGCCTAACACCGACTATCAGGCGCGGCTGCGGTACAGCACTGCGCTGCCGACAGCGTGGTCTGACTATGAGGACGTGACAACGGCAAACCTGCTAGTGGACTCTATTGACATTAAAGTAGGAGCCGCTACGCTTGCAAATATCAGCGACCAATCCGTTGAAGTTTCGGGCGATGGAACCACCGACTTAATTCACATCCCAGAGATTACTATTCCAGCGGGTGAGACGGCGGACATTATGATGACCGCGAGCCTGTCGCACGGTTATTCATCCGGCGCAAAGGATTGGGGTTTTGAATTGGGCCGAGCAATGATCGGACAATCGCCAGCGGTTGTAACCCTAATCAGCCGATTGGGAATGACCGCTGTAACGGACTATCCGTCAGTGACCTTTCTCGAACAGGTAACGAACGGAGATTCCGTGGCGCGGGTTTATCAAGCGCAACTTTATTGGCGCGGCGAGGATAGCACCTTAAAGTTAAAACGGTCTAACCTGCAAATATTGGCGAGGCTGCGTTGATGCCGTCAATTATCTATAGCAAAAAAACAGGCGCGATTAAAAGCTGGACGGCGGGCGATGTTACGATAGACCTCCTGCCCGAAGGCTTGGGCGCGATGCCTTACAGCGGTTCACGGCACGATCTGGATAAAAAGCACGTTACAATATCTGGCCGCGTTGTCCCAATCGGCGCGCTCCACCTCGAAGAATCCCGACTAAATGCCGCGTGGCGTGATCTGCGAAGCCGCCGCCATGCGCTGCTATCGCGCTGCGACTGGACGCAGGTTCCCGATGCGCCAGTCGATCAAGCGGCTTGGAGGGCGTACCGCAAGGCGCTGCGCGATCTGCCCAACAACACCCAAGACCCAGCCAACGTTGACTGGCCCATACCCCCCACAACCTAAACACATGGAGATCCCAAATGAGCAGCTTTTCCAACTACCTAGAGAACAAACTCATCGACCACGTTTTCAACAACGTAGCTTATACTAGCCCCACCACGGTCTACTTGGCGGCTTACACCGTTGCGCCCGACGACACAGGCGGCGGCACTGAGGTGACCGGCGCAGGCTACGCACGGCAAGCTGTGAGCTTTGAATCGGCATCAGGCGGGGCCAACGCCAATGACGCCGCTGTGGAGTACACTGCGGACGGCGGAAACTACGGCGACGTTGTTGCCATTGGTTACTTCGATGCGGCAACCGGTGGCAATCTTCTAGCGTGGGACGACTTCACCGGCGCTACCATTGATGACACCGACACTCTGCGTTTCGCCATCGGCGCCCTGACCAACACGCTGACATAAGGAGCCACGCAGATGGGAAAGCTCGTAAATCGCGCGAAGATGACCACGGCGACAACAGGCACTGGCACGCTGACGCTGGGGTCTGCGGTTGCGGGCTTTCAGTCGTTTCTGGCCGCTGGCGTGTCAAATGCCGATGTCGTCTCGTATGTAATCGAGGACGGCGGCGGCTGGGAGGTAGGCACAGGCACCTATACCGCCAG